CCGCTAGAAATGCGGCAAGATCGTTAGCCGAGAGTGGTCCTTTCCGATCCAGGATTTTTGCCTTTTCTTTCTGTTTCCGAGTGGTCGAGTTTTCGATTGGCGGGGATGCATCTCCTCCATCAGTGGGAGGTGGAGCCTTACGCTTTTTGACTACCTTCTTGGGAGCCTTGGCGGATTGCTCGCTTTTTAATGCTTCAATGCCTCTGACAAGAGTGGCGGCGATAAAGTCACCATTGGGAAGGTTGTCCAGTACATTGCCGTATTGGCCTCGTAGCTGGTTATAGGTTTCTCTTCGGGATTCGGATATATCATCATCTTTTGATGAATCCATCCACGGATGGGTGTTGATTGTATCTCTACTCCACTCGCTTTTTTCCCTTAGATACTCACTCCTCTGAGGAATCTTTTCGGTAAGGTATTCGTCAGCCTGGGTAAGGATATTACGAATGTCATCATCCGAATATTCCTTGCCATCGACCTCTACGAAATCCTTGCCAATATGCTGAAGTGCAAACTTCTTGGCCGCCTGTGCCTCACCCCTCAACTTTTCCAAATCTTCAAACGATTGAATGTTTTCCAATTCGGGTTGCTTGGCTTGCTGGCTTCCGCCTGATTGCTTTAAGTTGTCGATTTCTGCCTTGAGCGTTTCGACTAGCTCTTCGCTACTCTTTGCCCTGGCAGTAAGACGGGAAATCTGTTTCAGAGTTTTCTTCAAACCCTTCGACTGAGTTTCCTCTTCGACCTCTTCTTCAACCTCTTCCTCTTCGGTATCTTCTTCCGTTTCATCCTCTTCAGATTCTTCGGTTACAGACTGTGAAAGAACATCTTCTTGATCGGGCGATGCATCTACCTCTTCGGAACTTTCGGAACCTTCCGCTTCAGTCTCATCGACCTGTTGAGCCTCCTGATCCGTTTCAACCTGTTCGACAAAACTTGCCGCCAAATCTTCCACCGATAGTGGGCCTCGCGCTTGATTGTTTTCTGCTCCCGATTGTTCAGCCGGAGCCTCGCTTATAACTGTTTCTGCCATATCTCTGCGTTTGTTGTTGAGTTCGCACTCTCTTGCTTGTTTCTGCGGAGCAGATATGCTCCACCAGCGTCAATTATAGCAGTTTTAAAAGCAGTTTTTTCAGGTAACCTTAAAAATTTTCCAATTATCCTTAAATTGTTCGTGCTTGGCTTTGGAATCAGGGTTGTGAGGGTATACGCTTATCCTCTTTGCCCCGTCTAATTCCATGCATGGGATATTATAAAATGCATCCTGTTCTTCCACATATGCCACCAAAACATCGACCTTTGTGCAGTCGATTGACTCTTTCCCTGTCGATCCCATTGCAGTGGTCAGCATATAACGACCTAGTCCACCTCGGTTTCCGTCTTTCGACTTCCCCTCAGTCCCTTTAATTTGAACTTTAAAAATCTTGCCCGCCGTGTTCATGACCAGGCAGTCTTGTGGCAAATAATCGCCCAACGGCACAAAGACTTCCAGCCCATGCTGAAGTGCCTCCGAGAAAAACTTCTGTTCGTAGAGGCTACCCTTCCTCTTCATCATCGTCATCATCCTCGAGCACCATGTCACACTCGAAATCGACAACATCCTCATCGAGCCACTCCTCGACATCTTCCATCGCGATCTTGGCGATCTCCGTATCCTCAATGTCAGATTCTTCGATCCAACGATTAATCAATGCCCGGTGAGCGTTTTTAAACTGCTGGTGGGGAGTCAGCTTCGGCATTTTCCAAACTTTCAATTATTCGAGTCAGTCCTGCAATCTCACCACTTAGTCGGGCAAGTTTCTGCGGATTGTCCACATGGGTATAGTCCTGAAAATCAACCAGGCACATATCCCGCTGTTCACGAATATATCCCTGAATGTATTTCCATTCAGACATTTCACCTAGGCCGGCTATTGCATCTACGAGATTCATTTTTTTCTTCTAACTGGTTTAACTCTTCGTCCCATACCGACCTTCGATTTCTCAGCCTTTTTCTTTTTCAATTGGCTTTTACTCATCTCCGATTTCAACTTGGGCGTTTTACTCGAAACTCTTTTAGTTGGGCGGCAGTATTCATTCGACTTGCCCTGTCCGCATGGCTTGCCGGTCCGTGTATCCTTCCACTTCTCAGCACCCCATCTTTTCAATGATGTACCCTTGGCGGTCTTACGAACCTGTCCCTTCGACTTCCGGCATTTGGCGATTTGTTGCGATGCTCGGGCACTCGGAAATACTTTTACCCGAGCCTTGACCTTTTTATAGCAAGCGTCTTTTGGCATACTACCACTTTACCTTGTTTGCCCAGTAGGCCGCCGAAGTTTTTCCTCTTGCGATATTCTTACCATGACGAGCTTTGAAAGATGCCCGCTTATTCTTCATTGCTGAACTCTCACCCTTTTTCGGTTTGCCGGCAGTCTTTGCACCCTGTTGGCCGAAACGAATCATCTTATCCTTACCGCCATCTTTAACTAAAACCACATGGGATTTAGTCGGATGGTTTGGGGTCCGCTTCGGCTTTGAATATCCGGCGAATGTTACACCTCGGTAAACCTTACTCACTTTTTCTTTTTAGGCATCTTCTTTTTAACAGGGATCATTTTCTTCCGACCCATTGCTTTTGCTTTATTAGAAGGCCGTCCAACCTTCGATCCGTAAGTTCCTTTTCCGTATGGCATAATATATTTCCTTTTAGTTAAGCGGCCACTGATGTACCTGGTACATTTCCGGGGGCTGTCCCTAGCTGGCCTATTAAAGCGTTTCTTTGCTGGGCTTGCTGTTGCTCGAGCTGACCAACATATGTCTGCATCCGCTTCGCAAAGTTTTCGTCCGTCTGCATTCGTTCCTGCACATCCGTTGCGGGCACTTCCTCCGTTCCCTGCACATACTGCTGTAATACCTGCATTCTAAGTTGTGCATTTGCTCCCTGCTGAGGGGCATTAACGACCTGTCCACTTGCGATTTTGGCAATATCCGCTGAAGTTTCCTTGATCTCTTTATCGCTGGCCTCTTCTGCCGGCATGATAAGCTGACCGGCTAAGTTTGGATCGATTGCCTCAAGAAATTTACGGAGATACGCATCCGTCCTAAATGTTCCCTGTCTATCGTACTGAGCCATAACTTTACCCACAGTATCAAGTTTCTGAATGACCTTTTCCTCATCCTGATTCAACGAGTTCCAAGTGATATTAAAATCATACAGTTCAGCAGTTTCGTCTAAAATTAACTGTGCTCCCTGCTCGTTATTGGTAACCCTGAACCAAATCATGGGTCCGCTGTAAGTCCGATCCAAGCACCATACACGCTTTAAAACCTCTTTCCATCCACTGAGCCAGCAGTTCACCAAATGCTGTTTTAAAACATTAGCCTCGACTGCATCTTCCGCACTCGTTGCCCGTCCTGTTATGCGATTACATAATTGACGAATCTGCATCTCGACCTCCACCGATGCCGGTGAATACCTCGGGGTTTCCATCCATCCGACTTCATCCCTTCGGCGGACAGGAATCTGTGCTCCTGGTCCGATCCTTTCGGGACGGCGGCCTAAAGAGTAAGTAAAGGGGGGCATCGTGGTCATGCTCGCCGCATCCCTCCGGCTGTCCATCTCGGTCTTAACTGCAATCTGATAACTCTTCAGCAGTTCAGGGTATCCGCGAGAGTCCAACAAACGATGGTTTAAATGCTCTCGCGTGATACAAACAAAAGGATATCTTCCCTCATCATAGCCAACCGGTTCATGGAATCCTGCCTCGTCCATTTCGCGGGTCCAGCAGGTCTTGGTGACGATTGGGCAATCATCCTCGTCCAGTTCCTTCCGATAAGTCGTAACCACCCGAATTAAGCCCTCATAGCTTTGATTATCGTAGTCGTAATTCATCATCGAATCGGAGTACGATTCCTCCTCAAAGTAGTCCTTGGACCTCTCAATCGCTTCATCGATCCATTTGGCGTTCCATCCCTCATTCACCTTCTGCTTCAACGCTTCAGGCGAATAGTAATGAATGCAGTGAATGCTCCTGGCGGATTCCAAATCAATAGTATTGGAATCGACAATTAACTCCCTGCCCAATTCATATGCCTTAACTGCCGGACGGTTAACCACTATCTTTTCAGTGGGAATTTCACTCTCTCCTGTCTTCCGTAACTCATTAAGCATCTTCTTAACCCGCCGTTTCTTTAGCTTCGGAAATAAGGGATAAAACATCTCCTCGACTCCCTCCTTCATTTCAGGATCTTGAATTGCCATTGCCAGCTCGGGAGATTGCTGGGCAATCTGCTCGAGGCTGATCGGTTCAAACTTTCTAGTCTTTTCCTGTTTCCAGTAAGTGCCAAAAAAAGTAAGTCCGTTCTGCAATAAATAATTAGCACCGATGGCTGATTCTCTCATCAGTTCATCCATCGTACCCATTCGCCACTTTAAAAATTCACTTACCAGCTTGGCCGAGCCAATGTCACCCGATTCAACGGGGGCGGCTACCAGGTTGGCCTGTGACAGGGCTTGAGTTAAGGTGGCCACATCGCCATCGATTAATGGTGATATAACATTAGGGTCAAGATCACTGGCACCGTCAAAAGGAAAAGCTTCCGGTCCACTCTTCTTTCCATCTCCCGTCTTGCCAGCCCACTCATTAAAGCGAATTTCCCGAGCGTCTTCGGCTTTGTCCATCCATGTGGACAGGTTTGTCTTTGCCCGCTCGAACTCATGCTTTAGTTCGTCCACATCGGGCTTGTCTTCAAAAATCTGTACTTCGTTCTCCATAATTTCTCCTTTAAGATTTTACCATTTTATTTCGTAAATTTTTCAGGGCATTTTGCTCAATCCGATGAAGCGTCACAATCGATACGCCTACAAAATCCGCTATCTCCTCTTGTGTGAAATTACCAGGCTCACGCTCCTCCTCCATCGCCCCCAACGCCTCTTCCACAACCATTTCCCGAAGCATCAGATCGATCCTCCTCTGCATCTGAGCATCCGTCTCATGCTTTGCGATACAGATCATCCTCCCCCTCAATTCTGCGGACAAGCACCATGCTTTTGAGCGGGTGATTGTCATTTGGTCGCTTAATGCACCGAGCTATTCCCTCCCTGTGCTCAAAGTAAATAAGCATAAGACGAACATTCGGGACCATCTTCAATACCCTCGCCTCCTCAATCTCCATTGTCTTCTTGACCTCCTCGAGCGGGACCACCGGCTTGCTTTCCTCCTTATAAATCCGCTGGACTGTCGATCTAGCACATCCCGCCAACTCCGCCACCTTCGGCCAACTCATTCCCGAGTTTCTCGCCAAAACGATCTGCTGGCGAATGCCCACAGGTATTACCTTACTCTTCTTTCCCATTAATATGACCCTCCGCCTGTTGGCATTAATTCGTCCTCATCGATGTACTCAAAATTACCAATGGAAAAATACCTGGCATTATCCACGAAATCCTTGCTCGGACATTTTAATCCAGCACTCGGCTGGTAAGCTTGCATACAACTAATCAGATTCTGACATTCATCCGAAAACATCAGTCTCGGCTTATTATCGAAATCCATATCCCTGTCCCGATCCCATGCGAGCAGGTTATTTATTGCCTGTAATCCTGTCTCAATATCCAAGGCTTCGGCGGGGTGTACGATGATATCTTCATCCGCCAAATCATCTATTATGTTCGAACTCCCCTCCGACTTCTGATAACTCGCCGCTCCCAACCTCGGGTCGATGATCCGTACAACCTCATTATCCCCACATATCTTTTCCATCCTTCGGATCTCATCAGCATAATCCGCCAAGCCGTATCCGTTCGGCTGTGCGGCCTCGCCGGCACTCAGCTTGTCCTTTGTCAGGTCAATCCATCCTCCCCAAGTATCGAAGTCAGGGAACTCCTTGACCGCCCAGGCTACCCCATGCGGATCGATTGCAAATAATACCATTGTCCACGGCTTTGCTCCCGCCGGATCAATCGATAATACCCAATTGGCTTCCGAGAAATCGGGGAGTTTTTCCGATTGGCAGAAGTTCTTGTCCGAAAGCGAAGGGAAAATTGCCCGTGACTGACGAACAGGTACTCCATACGCACGGCAAAGGATCGTTTCCCTCTTCTCTCCCTCCAATTGGTTCTTCATCGCCGCCCAACCGCCAAAGGGGTTGGCCGCTGTATGAAAATACACCACAGAGCTGGCTTTGCGGATGGGCTGTTGGACGAGGGGGACTTCTTCGCCGTCCAATAGGTCCGCCTTCGTTGACTGGATGGTGCGAGCACCGGTGAGCATCGATTTGACTACGCTGTTCCATCCGTCAACGGCGGTGAAGGAAATTAAACCACTTGCCGGTCGAACGACTCCATCATGTGGACTCTCATGGGATCTTGTTACACATCTAAATCTAAGGGTATTGACCCATGACATTGGAACCAATTCATCTGCCCAAAATC